GGCGCGCCCGGCTTGGACCTGATTGCAGAGCGCAAGCGCGCCACATTGCTGAAGGCAGGCATCATTCCCGAGTCGCAGTGGACAGACGAAGAAGCGCAAGCGGTGGCCGCTGCCCAACAGCAACAGCAGCAACAGCCGGATGCCGCGATGCTCTTGGCGCAAGCTGAGATCATGAAGGCGCAAGCCGAGCAGGCGAATGTGCAGAACAAGCAAGCCGAATTGCAATTACGGGCCGCAGAACTGCAGCAGCGCGGACAGCTGGACATGATGAAGCTGGGGCAAAAAGGCCAGACGGATGCAATCTCGGCGCAGCAGAAACAGCGCGAATTCGATCTCAAACTCGAAGCAATGGCGCAGCAAATCGCGCTGGCGAATCAAAAGGAAATGCGCGAGACACAATTGGCGGTCATTGATATGCAAAAGACCATGGCCGAGACACTGAATCTGATCAAGCAATCGATGGGGGTGGATGCGATTGTTTCGCCGACCACCGTGAATGCCTACCAAGAGCAATCTGAAAACCTGAGCGCGGCTTTGTAGTTTATTTGCATCTGTTGTATATAATTGCAGCAACGGAACGGGCCGCACCCGATATTACCCACAAGGGCTACCGAAAATGAGTGAACAGCTTGACGCTGATACCGAAATTCAGCCGATCGAAACCGCAGTTAGTTTTGACTCCGCTGAAGAAACAACGGTTGACGAAGCCGAGAAAACCCCAGAACCGGCAGGGGAAGAAGAAACGGCAGAGGAAAGTATTCCGCTGGCCGCTCAAAAGATCATCGCTGACAAGGCTTTCAGAGAGCGCGAAGCACGGCGAGAGGCAGCAGAGTTAAAGCGCAAACTGGCTGAATACGAGCAAGCAAAACAGCCACAAGCGCCATCGGTGCCAGACGTCCCGAACTACTGGGATTTTGCATCCGATGCAGACTACAAAGCTGCCATCGTCAAGCGTGACGAAAGCATCAGACAGGCGATTGCTTACGAGCAGCAGCAGCAATACACACTCCGCCAGCAGCAGCTGAGAGCGGAAACCGAAGCCCAAGCGCGAAATCAAGAACTGGCGCAAAAGGCTGAAAGTTATTCGCAGCGTGCAAAAAGCCTTGGCATAAAGCCAGAGGAATTGCAGGTAGCAGGTAACATCGTTGCGTCATACGGACTGCGTGAAGATATCGCACTGGCGATCCTTGACGATCCTGAAGGCGCATTGGTGACAAAGTACCTCGCCAGCAATCCGAGCGCGATTGCCAAGCTGAATGGCGGAAATCTGATGACCTTTAACGGCATCTACACCGACATTCGCACGAAGGCTGCAGGCTTAAAGCCAAAAACAAGCAACGCGCCACCGCCAGCCGATGTTTTGAAGGGTGGATCACCCGCCAAGCAGCGCGGCGTACCGGGCGCAACGTTCGAATAGGCAGTCACAATACCGTGGCTGCCGAACTTATGAGGTAGCCACAACATGGCCAACAATCTGACTAGCAACACAACCAAAGAACTGGCTCGCGTTTTCCTTGAGAAATTCGAGGCGTCCAAAGTCCTGTGCAAGACCGTCGACACCCAGCTGATTGACGGCAAGTTCACCCCCCGCACTGGCGGCGAAGTCGCTGTTAAGCGTCCACACGATTACAACTCAATCCGCACTCCCGGCGGTGATATTTCCTCATCCACCAAATCCAGCCTGATCGCAGGTCAAGCCGTTGCGACCGTGCAGGACTACATCACTGTTGCGGCAGAGTGGGAAAACATCGAAGAGGCGCTGAAGACTGATCAGCTGGATCAAATCTTGGCTCCGATGGCCACCCGCATCATCACTGACCTCGAAACATCGTTGGCGGCCTACATGGACCGCAATGCTGGCCTTTGCTATGGCACTGTCGGCACTGGCGTTTCAAAGTGGTCTGATGTGGCAGGTGCTGGCGCTCTGATGCAAGCCACTGGCGTCCCTATGGACATGGATCGTTACTATGTGATGAATCCCTTCGCCACTACCAACCTTGCCGATGCTCAAAACGGCTTGGCGTCTGGCTCAAATGGTCTGGTCGATACCGCGTGGGAAAAGGCGCAAATCAGCCGCAACTTTGGCGGACTGCGTGCGATCACGTCCAACGCGCTCAACAGCTTCACCGATGCTGCGACCTTGACCGATCGCGCGGGCACCGTTGCTGGTGTGGTCAATACCTCTTACGGCCAGCACAAAGACACCATGCAGCAGCAAATGCAGGTTGCTGGCTTGAGTGCCTCAACGACTGTCAAAGCCGGGAGCGTGGTCGAAATCACTGGCCGCCATCGTCTCAACATCGCCACCAAGAATGTCGCGATTGGCGCTGATGGTGCTCCGATCAAGTGGCGTGCAACTGTGGTTGTCGATTGTCCGATTGACGCCAATGGTGATGGCGTGTTGTTGCTGACGGGTCCTGCGATCCTTGAGAACAACGGCCAATACAACACCATTGATTCAGCGCCCATTGCTGGCGATGTGATCACGGTCCTCGGCACTGCTGGTGCGGTGATCCAGTCAAACCTGTTCTACCACAAACAGGCCTTCGGCATGGCCACGGTCAAGCTGCCAAAGCTGTACAGCACCGACACACTGGCAACGACCCAAGACGGCTTCAGCATCCGTGTCAGCCGCTATGCGGACGGTGACGCCAACACCCAGAAAGTGCGTTTTGACTTGCTGCCGGCGTTTGTCACCTTCAACCCGTTCTTTGCAGGCAAAGGCTTCGGCTCCGGCGCCTAATCGGTTTCCTTTGGAACACTTCTGCCCCTCTCCGGAGGGGCTTTTTCTAAAGGGGGACGCATGAAATACCGCAAGCCAAACGGCCAGATTGTCGAAGTCAACGACCACCGGCCGAACATCGAACACGCTGAGCGCCTCGGCTGGATCAAAGCCGAAGCAGAGTCAGCACCCGCTAAGCCAAAACGCAGCAAGAAGGCGCAGCCATGACAACAGCCGCTCAAGTCGTCAAACAGATACTCAATGAGATCAATGTCAGGGCGTCTGAGAGCGACTTGGCCGCCGATGAAGTGCAAGACACGATCTTTAACATCAACGCTTACATGGCGCACCTTGCGGCGACAGGCGTGGATCTTGGCTATACCGAGATCGAAAACCTCGGAGATCCGATCACCGTTCCGGCAGGCGCAATCATGGGCATGGTGGCCAATGTCGCAGTCATGATGTGTCCGACCTTCGGACAGCAGCCAAGCGCTGCGCTGGTCAGCAAAGCACGGCAAGGGCTGGAGACCATGTACAAACTCGGCGTCTCCGTCATGCCGTCAGACTATCCAGCAACGCTGCCAGTTGGATCTGGCAATGAGTCTTGGCGCGGCGATCAGTTCTACCACCCACCCGCTCCGGCGTTTGAAAAAGAGCAAGGCGGCAAACTCATTTTGGAGAATGGCGGCAATGGCTGATTCGAAGATAAGCCAGCTCGAAGGCACACAGGCCCTCGGCGATGGCGACCTGATCACGGTGGTGCAGGGTGGCCAAAACAAAAAAATTACCCGCTCTGATTTTCTGGCATCGATGGGCGCGACGGGCTCTATCGTGCAAGCTGGCGATCCGTCCGGCGTAGCCGTGCTGGATAAGCAGGGCGCAGTGAATGCGATCCGGACTATCGAAGCAGGCGCTGGCATTTTCGCTGATGTCAGCTCTGCCAATGGCATCACGCTCAAACACCGCTTCCAGACTGGCAACAGCGCAGGCGTGCAGGTGCTCGCAAACGCTGGCACACAGCCGCTGATCCGCTCTCTTCGCGGACTTGGCGGCGTGCAAGTGACGGGTGGCGGCGACCTGATCCAGATCAGTTACAACGAAGCGCCGATTGCAACCAATACGATCATCGTCAACAGCCTGGCTGACTTTCCGGAGCCTGTGGCCGAAGTCATTCCGCTGGGCGATGACACGGTATATCTGGTGTCGAACAATGTGGATGTGGGCGCTAATCGCTTTCAAATGGGCGCGAACACATCGATCCGGGGCAATTCGCTGTTTGCCACATCGCTGACCACTTCAGCGACTGGCTACATGTTCACAGGAACTGATGGCGAGGCCTTTGAAATCGCTGACATCTCTGTGAGCTGTGCAGCTGCCGAACTGATCGATGCCGCTTATACCGCCCCGTCTGGCGTCTCCGTGATCCTTTCTCGGGTCAGTGTTGATGCTGGGCTGGGCGTAGGGCGCTTCGGCAATCTCAAGACCGTGCTGATCAATGAGTGTGTGTTTGTGGCATCGCAATCGGCGATCAACTTCAGCGGCGCGATCGACATCTTTTCTTTCGGCACTTGCAGCCTCGAAATCAGCGATGGCACGGCATTCAGCCTCGGCTCGGCCGTGTTTGGTCTGTTCATCGCTGACCGTGCCATCATCGCGTCAATCAATGCGGCCGTGAAAGTGATTGATGGCCTGCCCGATAGCGGCAACATCGCGGCCACCGGACACGGCACGCTGAATAACCTGACTATCTCCGGCGCGATCACACAGAGCACGACCGTTAAGCCGTCTGATGTGCGGTGGTCTTTTTACTCAAACTATGGGCTCGAAAACTCGCAGAACGCCGCCAGCTTGATCATGCAGGGCAATGCCACCGTCACGCCATTGGCTGCCAACACGCCCACCAAGATTGCCGGCACGACCTTTACCAGCCCAACGCTTTCACGGTTCACGGCCACGACTGACGGCCGCATGACCTACATCGGCAAAGACGCAATCACAGCCTCTATCTCTGCCGTCTTGTCGACTGCAAAGCAGGGGTCGGGCGTTGATCCGTACACGTTCTATGTTGCCAAAAACGGCGCTGCAATCGCGTCTACGGCGGTCGGTATCTCGGCTGACACAACCGCCAATCTGCCCGTGCCGATCATTGCAAGCGTGCCGCTGGTGACGGGTGATTACTTGGAACTGTTTGTCGAGGCTGTCGGTCATACGGACGGCATGCTTGTATCGCGGGTGACCTTTGGCGCGAGGGGGTAACCGTGGCAGATGTAACGCTCAACATCACGGCGGGATTCTATGAGTCTTCGGCGCTGCCGCTGGCGGCGCAGAACTGCGTCAATTTCTATATCAACATGCCGCAATCAGTCGGGCTCTCTCAAGAAACTCTGTTCGGAACAGATGGCATTGAGCAAGTCGCGAAGAGCGGCGAGCTTGATTTCAATCGCGGCGGGGTGGCGTTCCGAGAGCAGCCGTATTTTGTAAACGGCAATGTCTTGTACCGCCTC